GTTCTTTCTATTATTAATATCTTTCCAATTACAAACAAAGGTAATATGAATCTATTTGATGTTAGGTATCAAATGAGATTAAATGACCTATATGATTTTTCTTCAACTTCAATGGTTAATTATGATGTTGTTTTAAGACATTTAGATTTTTTAGATCATATACTTGTAGGTGAAAAACCTATGAGATTTAATCAACACGACAATAGACTTTACATTGATATGGATTGGAAAAATGATTTAGAAGAAGACGAATACCTAGTAATAGAATGTTATAGAAGATTAGACCCTAACACTTATACAGATGTTTTCAATGACATATATTTAAAAAGATATACTACTGCTCTATTCAAAAAACAATGGGGTGCTAACTTATCTAAATTTAATGGAGTTGCAATGGTTGGTGGCGTAACTTTAAATGGACAACAAATATATTCAGAAGCGTGTGCTGATGTAGAAAAATTAGAATTAGAAATAAGAAGCACATTTGAATTAAATCCAGCCTTTATGATCGGATAAAACTATGCCAGTTAATCATTACTTTCAAGGTGGCAACGGCATTGGTAATCAAAACGAGAAAAGACTTTACGAAGACTTAATCGTAGAGGGTCTAAAGATTTACGGCCACGATGTTTATTACCTGCCAAGAACACTAGTCAATAGAGATTTAATCTTAGGAGAAGATACGACTTCTCGTTTTGATGACTCTTGGATGGTAGAGATGTATGTAGAATCAACTGAAGGTTTTGCAGGTCAACAAGAAATAGTTTCAAAATTCGGTTTAGAAATTAGAGAAGATACTACATTTATGGTATCTAAAAGAGCGTGGGATTATCACGTTGGATTAAAAGATAGTTTAATTGCTACAGGTAGACCAAACGAAGGTGATATACTTTACTATCCTTTAATGAACTCATTTTTTGAAATACAGTTTGTTGAAGATCAGGAACCTTTCTTTGCATTAGGTCAACTACCAGTTTACAAATTAAGAGTAACTCGTTGGGAATATTCTAGTGAGAAACTTGATACAGGTTTAGAAGTTATAGATGGTGCTGAAGACAAGTACACATTAAATCAATTAAATTACAAATTTACTTTAGAGAGTGGTCAAGTTGCTTTAGATGGCGAAGGATCAATAAGATTAGAACAAGATTTATCATCTGGAGAACCTACTTTCTTAATGAATGAAGACTTTACAGAATCATCTATACAACAACAATCATCTTATGCTGCTAATACAGATTTAGATACTGAAGCAGGTTTTGATACCTCGTCAGCGTTAGATGATATATTAGACTTTACTGAAAGAAATCCATTTGGAGATGAGGATAGTTAATGTTAGGTAATAGATTTTATAATCAAAGTTTAAGAAAACTTATTGTTGCATTTGGACAAGTGTTTAATAATATAGTTATACAAAGAACAAATAGTACAGGTGGTGTAACTAGCAGAATAAAAGTACCTCTTGCATATGCACCTAAAGAAAAGTTTATGGTCAGATTAGATCAACAAGCAAATTTAAATAGTAGAGAATTTGCAACATCTTTACCTCGTATGGGTTTTGAAATTACTGGATTAAGTTATGACGCAAGTAGAAAATTAACTCGTGTTCAAAAATACTCACAAGTAAAATCAGGCGAAGAAGGTAAAAAAGTAAACTTTAATTATACACCAGTACCTTATAATATAGATTTACAACTATACCTTTTTACAGCAACTGCTGAAGATGGATTACAAATAGTTGAACAAATTTTACCATACTTTCAACCTGACTATACAGTAACAGTTAATATGGTTCCTAATTTAGATATTAAAAGAGATATACCTATTGTACTAGGAAATATTAATTACGAGGATAGTTATGATGGTGAATTTACCAATCGTAGAGCTGTTATATATACTATTAACTTTACTGCTAAAACATACTTGTTTGGTCCTATGAATAATCAAGGTGTTATTAAAAAGACACAAGCAGATTTGGGGGCAGATACAGACCCTCAATTAGCAAGAGAAGAAAGAGTTGTAATACTACCTAATCCTACAACTGCTGACGCAGATGATGATTTTGGATTTACGACTACAATTAGTTTCTTTGATGATGGTAAGAGATATGATCCATCAAGTGGAGATGATACATAATGAGCAAACTAGAAG